GGGCCATGTTGGCATTGGTTTCAGAGAGAGTAGCTCCGGAAAACTCGCGTTGATTGGTTTGCAAGGTTGCCTCTATGTTAGTTCTCAGCTTTGGAATGGTCCAACGTCTGTTAATTCCACATTGGCTGACGACAGAGTGTGGGTAAGCGGATCGTTCTGGGTACAAATCGAAGACGAGGGCGGCGAAGGTGACTTGATTTTCAGGTACGGGATCGACGGTGTTCATTGGTTTGACATGGCAAGTGTTGATCGGGACACATTCATGGATGCTGGCCCGGGTCCAGACGAGATTTTCTTGTACTGTTCCACTTGGAGTCAAGCCGATACAACTGAATACGCAGTCGTCTCGACATGGCTGGAGGAGGAGTAAGAGACAATGAGACAAGAACGACATGTGAACAATGCGATGACAACTCTCGATGGAGCGATTGCTGCTGGTACTTTAGCATTCGATGTTGTCGATGGCTCTGTCTTCCCGTCCGAAGGCGACTTTCGCATCCTCGTTGAGAGCGAGTTGATGCTTGTGACATCACGTGACACAAACGAGTTGACGGTGGAGCGTGGTATCGAGAGTACAATTGCTATTGGGCACAATAGTGGGTCTACTGTGTGCGCGATCGTGACTGAGGGATCGCTGGAAAAACACATGTCGGATTACAATGCGCTTTACATTCCTGGTGAAGCTCCCCCATTCCGAATTTTCGATGCCGCCGGTGCGCTCGCCGGTGAGGATGACTTTGATTGGTTCTACGAGGGGTCTGCTACTGTGGAAGACTTGGCCGATGGCACAATCCTGATGACGACGCCAGGTGGCACTTTGGATCAATGGACTGGCAAGTATATGGCTTGTCCGACGCCTCCGTACACTGTGACGGCCGCGTTTTCAGTGTTGTGGCGGTGGTACACGGGTTATCCGCAATGCGGTATCGTTCTCGGGCAGGACGAAGACGAGAAGCAAATCATACATTCTTTCCACCACGGCCACGATGGATACAACCCCGGACTTCAGATCGGATACACCGATACCTACACGCATTACGACGGTGACATTCTTGCGCTTAGGCCGTTGGGATGTTTGAGTGAGGTCATTTGGCTTCGATTTCAGGATACTGGTTCTGATCCCAATGGCTTCAAATTCTACCTCAGTGTTGACGGGGTGAATTGGCTTTTTATGGCTGAAACACACCGGACAACAGGCGGGCTTACTGACGGCGGTGATCGCATTGGGTTTGGACATGATCGAGCAGGAAACACTGGTTCGGACCATTTCATTCACCTCAAGCATTGGAGTTTTGACTAATGGCGCTGCTTTGGGTAGAAGGTTTCGATTGGATCGAACCAGGTATTACTGGCACTCCGTTGGTGACTACTCTGTTGAGACGTTACCAGTACCAGGATATGCTCTACAGTACGTCAGATGGCCTCACTGCTGTTGGCGCGCACGGGTTGGGGACATCATTGAATCGCAGGAGGCCACAGCAGTACATTGAGACACCTGCGCTTCTCCCTAGCGATACTGAAGGGACGTGGATTGTTGGACTGAGAGTCACATGCAGGAATTTAATCTTCTCTGATTATCCAATACTTTACTTTCTCAACAGTCAGCGAGAAGGCAATGGCGAATTTTACAAGTTCGTTGATGGGACTTTGCGGTTTACCCCGTCGTCTGTCTATGCCCTTCTCAGTAACCGATTGGGCAAGTACAGGTCTGTTTACCTTGAACTCAAAGTCTATGTTCACGATACTGAGGGCACGGTGGAGATTCGTGAGAATGGAGAACAGCTTCTTTTAGCCGAGGGTCTTGATACAAAAATTGGGAGCCCAACAGGGTTCGATCGTGTTCGTTTCTATGGTTGGGGCTTGGGAGGCGACTGCCTACTTGACGACATTTATATTTGTCAGGGAGACGGTATAGACTTCCTGGGCCCTGTGCGTGTTCTCCATTTGAAGCCCGCTGCTGATACCGCTGATGAAGATTGGGCACTTAGCGTTGGTAGCGATAGCCATGATTTGGTGAATGAGGATGAAGTGACCGATGATGACGGTTATATTTACGACTCCACTTTAGGAAATCGTACCCTGTTCACTTACGAAAGTGTCCCGTCTGGAATGGGTGATAACATCAAGGGAGTCCAGCTTTGTACTGCGGCGTGTGTTGATGGTGGTGCCCTTGATTTGATTCAACAAGTGAAGTCTGGCGGAACATTGTATCCACGCACAGCACAGAACATTGCGAGTGGCACTTTCACCCAAATTCAGGACTTAATGGAGACTGATCCGGACACAGATAATCCGTGGTCATCCTCCGGCCTCAATGCAGCGCAATTCGGTGTGGAGGTAGGCTAACATGGCCATGCTTTGGATGGATGGTTTTGATTGGATTAACCCTGCTGCCGATGCTGTTGCGCTTCAGTACGCGCTGAACTGTCGATACCGATCCGCTGACATGGTATACTCGTCGCCCGATGCACATTGCACGCCGGGACGTTCCGGTGGAACAGGGTTACACTTGTACCACTATGCTCAGTATTTTCGCACCCCCGCACTTCAGGAAATCGGAGTCTCGGACAAGGTTTTCATTGGCTACGCAGTCAAAATCAATCAACTTGGTTTGGATTTGAGTCCGATCCGAGGCTATAGACTCGGCTCCCAGCAATTCGTATTCCAGCTTCGAGCGTCAGATGGTTTTGCACGGCTGTATCCTGGTGGTAGTTGGTTTGATCCGGGTTTCCAAGTCGGTAGCTGGTATTACGTTGAGTTGTACGTGTGCGCGCACCCATCTCTCGGTGAATACGAAGTGCGAATTAACGGAGTAACAAAATGCCAAGGCACCGGAGTAGACATGGCTGAACAGTCCGCCGCTGGCTGGACTAATATCTTCTTCTACAGCCACGCATCGGTCTCAGGTGGGGCTGTTTATGACGACATCTACGTGCTTGATGACCAGGGGTCAGTTAATAACGGTTTCCTCGGTGATGTGAAAATTTCCACGCTTCGACCGACTGGTGATGCAGTCACTCAGTGGTCACGGAGTGAAGGGAATGAGAACTTTGCCTTGGTTGACGAGGGCCCAGTTGATCCTGCATGTGAGGATGTCTGGAATGACCGTGATTACGTTTCTTCTGGGGTTTCTGGCAAGAAGGATTTGTACGACCACGAAAATCTCTCAGCAGAGTTTCGTGGCTCACCGATTCAAGCTGTTCAGTTGGTGTCTGCTGTTCGCACTACGAATCCACAAATTGTCACACTTAATAGCAAGTGTCTCAGCGGCGTAACAGAGGTGGATATTCGCAGTGATCCGCTCGCGGGTGACAAGTATTTACCAATAATCGGAATTCAAGAGACTGACCCGGAGACTGGAATCCTATGGACTCCCGGCGGCCTCAATGCAGCGCAATTCGGCGTGGAGGTAGATTAACATGGCCATGCTTTGGATGGACGGTTTTGATTGGATCGACCCTGCCGCCACTTACACGCAGACCGGCTACGCGATTGCGAGCCGGTACATTTCGCATAATTTGCCGTTCACTACTCCTCAAGGACGCGCCGCGGCTGGGCGTCAAAATGGCACTGGTATACGATTGTACCACTACGGTGAGTGGTTCCGCACACCGGCGATTCAGACGGTAGATGGTCCAGACAAGGTTTACATTGGCTTTGCGCTCAAATTCGATGACCCACCGTACACTGTGAATTTGGTCAAGTTGTTCCGGCTCAATTCGGAGCAAGCTAATTTCCAAATTTGCGCTGATGGAAGCGCGATAATGTCGCCGATGGGCGGATGGTTTGACGCGGGGTTGAGGGCTGGACGCTGGTATTACATAGAGTTGTATTTCAGATGTCATCGAACTCTTGGAGCATACGAATGTCGCATTAACGGTGTGACTAAATCTTCTGGAGGTCCCGGAGATATGGCCATTCAAGACGCTGATGGGTGGTCCAATATCTATTTCTACGGAGCCGCTGGGCAGGTTAATGGTTGCGTCTATGACGACATTTACGTTTGCGACGACCAAGGTGCTGTTAATAATGGTTTCTTGGGCGATGTAAAAATCCCCGTGTTATGGCCAAAGACCGATCATACCACTGAGTGGGAAGTGTTTGGAGAGACTCTTCACAATGACGCTGTTGATGACGGCCCGGTTGCCCCTGATGAGGCTGAAGTTTGGGATGACACGGATTACGTTTATGCCGGCGCAGACGATTCGAGTTTACAGGACTTGTACGAATACGATCTTCTTCCAAGCGAGTACACAGACGCGACGATTCAAGCAGTCCAGTTGGCAACTGCGGCACGTACCACGAATCCGCAGGCGGTGACTCTCAAGACTCAATGCCTAAGTGTGGCTGCTGAAGTAAATGTCACCGAAGATGTTCTCATGTGGGATGAATACGGGCTCATTCTTGGTTTTCAAGAGACGGACCCAAATACAGGTTCCTTGTGGACGCCCACTAATTTGGGGTTGGCAAAGTTTGGTGTCGAAGTAGGCTAATGGCGAGTTGATCTTATGGCTCTTCGTGTAACACAGCAATTCGCCGAGTTTGCAACTGGCGATGCAGAGAGTTCCGATCTGCGCGTGACAGCACAGTGGGTCGAAGTTGCTGCTGCTGATTATGACTTTGAACCCGACCTGCGCGTGGCTGCGCAGTGGGTCGAAGTATGCGCCGTTGGTGTTGAATTTGATCCGGAGTTACGACTTGCGGCTCAATGGCTCGAAGTCTGCACGCACAATGTACATCGCGGATTCACGAGTCAACTTGGCACAACGCGATCAACGCTTGCCGGGTCCACACTCATTCTTGGCCGCCCTCTCGGTTTACCCGCCGAGATTCAACTGACACCTCCAGCGTATTCTGAGCCCAATCCAACCTACACTGGGATGCTGGCCACATTCAATTCCTTGCTAGGCTCCTATTTTCAACTTGGAACTTGGTCTAATCCGCTCCTCATTCAATCCGTGCCTGATACTCTGGGACTTTTTGAGTCGGCTGAGTACAGTTTTGTTTATAGCGCGGCGGGTGAGGATGAATTCACTCTCGATGAGGCTGCTCAGTTCACGGCCGTGTATTCGGTTTCGGCTGCTGACACATTTTCCTTGGGCGATAACGCCGCTGTTATTTTTCATGCAGATGATAGTTTCAATCTTTCGGGAGTGGCTGAGGCTGAGGTTATTCATCGTGTGTCAGATACGCTTAGTCTTGCGGATGAGGCCACGTATCTAGTTGTGACCCTTCTGGATGGTCTTGATACGTTAGCGTTGGGTGAGCAAGCCGATGTTTCGCGCATCGTTGAGATCGGCGGGGATGATTCCCTTCTCAGCCTTTTGGACACAGCCACGGGATACCGTATCCGCCCTGCTCACGATACCTTGAGTGCTGTAGATGTTGCCTCAGCTTACGCAATTAAACTCGCTTCCGATGAGTTTGTTGTCGGTGATGCGGGGTCGTATGTGCGTGTGCGTTCGCGTTCTACACCTGACACATTTCAAATCTCGGAGGCAGCTTTAGCTTTTGTCGTGAATTTTGCAGCGTCGGCCGACACGTTGGTTGTCACTGAAGATGCTACAGGCTACGTGTGCAAGGTTGGTCCCGACACACTCGCTGTTTCCGATGCTGCTGAAGCCGAGCTAATTCATCAACCGTTTGATACCTTGTCACTGACAGAGAATATCTCTCTGGGTGGCAGCACCTATAATAGAGCGGCGGATGAATCACTGTTACTCACTGATGAGGCTCAGGGGGTGCGAGTCTTGCTTACGGCTGCTGCGGATACGTTCCTCATTAGTGAGGCGGCTGCTGAGCAAATCCACTTTGCCTTTGATACGCTGGCTGTGTCCGACGATGCTTCCTGTTTACTGGTCCATCCGGTTCTTGATGATTTCACAGTGAGCGATGAAGCTGTTTGTGTGCGTGATCGTCAGATTGTGCCAGATGAATTCACGTTGGGCGAGGATGCCACGGCTATCCGTGTCCGATTCGCCGATGCTACTGACAATTTGCAAACCATATTTATCGACTATGATCCCGAGACTTACGAAGAGATCATCGTCATTCTCGGTCTGCAAGATTCAGCCTCACAAACGGTGACACCAAACCCAGATCGCTTTGGTTCAGACGCACTTTCCGTAACTGAATTGGCTCATTGCCAGTGTATTCGGGTCGATGCGATACCTGCGGTAGCTGAAGATTCATTTACCCTGGCAGACTCGGCATGGCGATCCCCTACTGGTTCATCTGATGATACACTGGCACTGTCGGATACTGCTGAGGTCATTGCAAGCAAGCACACTGTTGATTCGCTTGCTGTCACCGATCAGGCTTCGCACAGCATCGTGAGAGGGCTGCACGCATCGGATACTGTTGAGTTAGGTGAGGCAGTTCTGTATTACAATGCGTTGGAAGATTTTCTTCATGTCTATCACCCATTTATTGGCGCAGGACCGCCATCGAATCCGATACCGCCACCGGCCGAATTGGATGGCCCGATTCTCGGGGTTACTGTTCCATTTCAGTTGTTGTATCCGGCTGTTCCACCTTTCACCGATACACTGGCATTGAGAGCACCGAATCTTGGAAATCGTGACCGATTTCAGATGAATCGGATTAGCCGCGAGACTCGTGGTGGTACGCTGGTAGTGTTTGCCGATCCAATGTGGCCAAAGATTCAAACACTTGTGCTTGATTTCTCGGGTTTAACATGGGCAGAGGCGAGTGGTTTACACACGTTCATGGATGCCCATCTTGGTCAAGAGATCGGTCTGCTTGACTGGGAACATTGTTTCTGGAGTGGCGTGATTACAAAGCTGGATGATCCGATTGTGCAAGATGGGCGAGGTTGTAAGTACAGTGTTGGTTTCGAGTTTGAAGGCGAGTTGGCCGAGTACCTTCTGTAGGTGAATCATGTTTAGGATGTCAGCACCCTATCCAATGTTGCAGACATTGACTGTGATGCCCAACCCACAGTTTTCGGATCAAGAAACAAATCTGAACACTGTCAATAGGCTCACAGCGATGGATGGGACGCGCTATACCTATGTGAAGCGCCGAGTACGCCGCAAATTGCTTTGGTCATTCCGGCTGACGCGAAACAAAGCACTTGAGGTGGAAGCATTTGTCAATTCGTACTTCGCTTCAAGAGTGCAGATTGTCGATCACCGTGGCCGTACCTGGCTCGGTAACTTTGTAAGCAATCCTTTTGAGTTTGAAACAATCAGTCGGGCGGCACCAGCGATTACTCCGATGCCCCGTGGCGAGACGGTGAGCATCGACATTGAGTTCGAGGGAGAAGAGCAGTAATGGCACGTAGCATACCAGCAAATGCTTTGGCAGAGTTGGCCAAGAAGCACGGCACTGAACCGATCTTAATTGTTTCAGTGGAGTGGCGTGGCTCATCTAATCCTCCATCTTGGTATGCTGACCGAACAGTTGACAGCATCCCCGGCAAGATTCTGGAAGTTGGTGGTTTGGACAATGTTGTTGGTATCTCGCAGAATGACACATCTCAACAGATTGACATTGTGCTTGATGATACTGATGGCTCAATCAAATCATACTTTAACACAAGTGACATTCATAAGAGAACAGCGCGCGTCTACCAGTATTTTCACGGACTGGATTTGAGCGACAAGTTTCTGGTCTTCTCTGGCAAAATCAGTTCGCCTATCACTTGGGACGAGCGCGACCGAACAGTGCGGTTTTCTGTTGTTTCACAGATTGAAGACAAAGAGGTTGGTTTCAGCCCGGAAGAGGGTCAGTTTGAGTGGCTGCCAGCAGCGATGGTCGGTAAGCCTTGGCCACTGGTCTTTGGGAAGGTACTTGATGTCCCTGCGCTCCAGATGAATGAGGCTGTCTCAGGTACAACCTTGTGTGGAGTTGGCGTAATTGCTGGCTTGAATTATCTGTCGTCGATGCCACTTTTTAATAACGGCTCGAATACTGATAGCAGCACTTTCATGTCGCTCGGAAAACTTGCAATGCAGATTAGAACACTTTGGTGTGCTCATTCCTGCTACTGGGGCTACGACGATGGCAAGGTTGATGAGTTGCTTGACCAAATCAATACGTTGCATGGGCAAATGGCTGACATCGTGTCGCGGGCAACTTCTCAACAGATGTGCGCGCAGTGGCAGCGGAACAAGCAGATAGCTGATGCTACCTCACAAGGACTCGGTTGCAACCCATTGAGAATTCTTGGTGGCGAAGACTTTCCTCAAGGTGTGTCTCTCACAATTGAAATCAATGGGGCACTTTTCACAGGCCACTTCAACGGTCAGAATTTTCATATCCAGAGTCGATCGTGGCCAGAAGGTGAGGCTGAAGCCGATAATCAGGCGACCGATAGAGAAGAGACTTGTCCTTATGCAATTCCTGAAAGTCCTGGCGATACCAGCTATGACTACCGGATACAAGTTCCGTGTGGCTGTGGTAACCAGTTTTTCACGGATTGCCTGTGTCGGCATTACGGCTTTTTCATTTTGACTGGTACTGGCCGAGCCTCTAAAATTTCGGATGATCCGATACCGCAGCAGTTTTGGGCTGAGCCTGGAGCCACAGTGCGTATGTACAGTGACGAGCCGATCACTTACATTGTTGCCCATCTTTATGACCAGTGGCCTGGTACTGTACTTGCTGTGAAAGCCTACAAAGAGTTCCCCGGCGAACGACGATTGGTCGATGTGCCGTCAGACTATTACACGGTTCAGAATGTGGCTTATGGCAATTTGAAGACTACACAGATTGTCACTCCGCGACCGTTGAGTTCATACAAGGACCAAGGGTGGACGGATGATCTCTATGTTACATTTGAATCTAATGTTGGTCCAGATGTCACGGAGATTCTGGAATACATTATCGACAACTACACTGACTTGACTGCTGACCCAACGTCTTTTGCCCAGGTTCAAAATGACCATCTTAATCCTTTCCCGATGAATTTTCCTATTCTTGATCGGCGAAACACTGTTGCGGTGCTTCAGGAGATTGCATACCAAGCAAGATGTGCGCTCTGGATTAGTAATGGCGTCGTGTATCTCAAATACCTGCCTGTGGAGCCGGATAGCGATGATACGATTACTGTGAGCGATATTGACGCTGAGCAGGGTATTAAGGTGGAGTTGACTCGCACAGAAGACATCGTGACGAAGATGAGAGTCAACTGGCGAATGCGTTGGAGCCCGGGTATCACTGACCGTGAGAAGGATAAGAGTGAGCAGCTAATCATTCTCCGTCACAATGTGAGTCGATACGGTATCCAAGAGGAGAATGTGGATTTCTATGCGTACAACCAACCCGACATTATCTACAAGTGCGCCACCTTCTGGTTGATTCGGAAGTCCAACACGTGGAAGCGTATCAGTTTCAGTACATACTTACACAAGTTGAACTTGGAGACGTTCGATTGTGTGACTCTTGATTTTACGCAGGGATATGTGGCTACTGGTGCTGTGAAGGCGATTGTTGAAGAGGCGACATACAACTCCGAAACAAATCGCATTGATTTTGTGTGTCTCGTTCCTGTGCGAGCGGGCCAGATGACAAAGTACAATTGGTTCTGGCCAGCCGGACTTTCTATCACGTTGACTTGGCCACCCCCAGATGAGATTGCGGCTGGTGATGCTGGCGGCGATGGCCAAGGGGCCAGTGTCAGTGGTAGTTTGCCTATTGGCTACTTTGAAGACTGGGGTGATGATGTTGTGATCGTTGGAGGCCAGAATGTTGTCTTTAGGCCACAAAGTGACCGTGGCGACCGCACACCAACTGATGTGGGATTTACTGCGCAAGAGGTAATTACTACTTCTAGCTATGGAGAAGTAACAGGTGTCGCAAAACCGCGCTTGAATCTCAGAACTTTCATGGCTGAACCGACAAATCCATCTGACCCGGCCGACTTGCAAAAGGGGATGGTGATCGACATCCGTAAGACGCATATCATCGACAGTCAAGAAGCACCGAATGTCTTCGCTCGGTTGAGCAGCCTCATCTATGGCATCAATGAGGATCGTCAGTTGACGTTGAAGAAGACTGTCAAGATTGCTGATGACGAGCATCCGCAGGGCGAGATATTCGACTTCAAGTGGGCCGATGATTACGAACTGTGGGCCGCAGGCACAGCATTCTTGCGGGACGACTAAGAGGAGGAATTCCAATGGCAAAGAAGAAGAAGAAGTGGATTCAGAGCGCGATCAAACATCCCGGCGCTCTGACGCGAAAAGCGAAGGCAGCGGGGATGTCGGTGGCGGCGTATGTCGCCAACCCGCCGAAGGGTATTTCGACTGCGACGAGGCGTCAGATCAACTTGGCGAAGACGCTGAAAAAGCTCCCTCGGAAGAAGAAGGGTTAGTTCAAGTTACAATGCCCTGGAGCCGAGTGCTCCAGGGCATCTCTTGTCTGGGGGTGAGTTATGGAAACGGCTTTTGCTTGGCTCGGTGAGATATTCGAGGCAATTCTGAAATTTGTCCCTCGGATTCTGATTGTTCGAGCGACACATGCAGGGGTGAAGTGGAGACATGGTAGCGAAGTGCGTTCGATGGCACCAGGACTCCATGTCTACTGGCCGCTAGTCACAGAAATTGAAGTGATTGTAGTTGCCCGACAGACACTTAGTTTACCGCCGCAAGTATTGACAACCAAGGATAACAAGAAGGTTATAGTTGGTAATGTGGTTGTTTACAAGATCAGGGATGTGGTCCAAGCGATCGGAAAGATCAACTGGGACGTAGACACTACGATCAATGACATAACATTGGCGGCTGTTGTGAGTGTCATTGCGCGTCACACGTTGGAAGAACTGTTGGAAATGGTAGCCGAGGACAAGCTGAATGATCGTTTGACAGAGGCTACACGGAAGGAATTGCGTCAGTTTGGAGTGTTCGTGTCGCGGTGCAAACTGACTGACTTCGCAGATTGCAAAGTCTACAAGATTGTGACCGATGGAAACGGTCAAAGGCGTGGAGCACTTTCAACGATCGCACAAAATACAGATTAGTCTGATCGGTGCGGACAATCGTTGCATTGTTTCAGTGAGAGAGTGTCTTGCGGTTTGATACCGGCAAGAACATTGAGGCAGCCAGCCGAGATTGACACTGCACCGGTGTCTTGTCGCCAGACACGAAGAGAGCGCCACACGCAGTGAGGCCAGACGGGGCGGAGAAGTCGGGGATTGGAGGTATCGCGTTCGTAGCCTTCAATCTCTGGCGGCTCCGCCTCACTTTGTTGGTATTCGATCTCTCCCATCCGGTGGACTGTAGGCCGGCTCCATTTGGTCACGATCCCTTCTTTGTCGGGAGAGAGGGCCAGGGCTACGCACGCGAAGGGGGCGTATTTTGGTCCGCCCGTGTAAACGATGGTGCCACCTTCGCGGGACCCGTCTTTTGGGGGAACATGATCTGGGCAGCCTTCACACGGCATGAGAATCACTCCTCAAAGGGCATTGTTGGCAGATGTCGAATGCCACGCGCTGCATGAAGAGCTTCCCAGGCTCCGTACAGCGTGATATGAGGCCGATGCAGCCACAGGCCGTAAATCGAACCGCCGTGTGCATACGGGCCTCACAGGGGCTCCACAGGGGCCTCAGACGCCACGGGTCTTCTGGATCGCTTTCGTAGCCGTCTATTGGCCGGGGAGGCTCCCAATCACCTTCCTCATGGTCATAGACGATTGTGCCGTCCGGCTCGAAGTGGAATTGCCGGTCTCGCCCCTTCACATAAGGGGGTAGCGTATCCATAATTTGGGTGGGTAGGTTATGTTCCATAGGTCAAGAGCCGCTTGTAGAGTTCGGCCGTCGCCTGGCAATCGGCCAAGGCATCGTGAGCTTTTTCGTAGAGGATGCCAAGTTGTTTGCATAGCACTATGAGACTGAGTTTCGGGAAGGGGATGTCTTCGCCAAGAAAGAAAGCCCGATCATTGAGAGACGCCGCCAGCCCCATTGAATCCCGGCCATGACTATGGAATAACTGATCTACAAGATCAGGTCCGAGCCACCCTTTTAGGAAAGCAGACTCGAATGGCCAGTTGTGTGCCAGTGGCACCACGACTCTGTTTTGAGGGAGGTCCAGAGCATTAAACCATTCGCACAGTAAATCGACGGCTCGCTCTTGGCTCGGCGCGTGCAGTTGCAGAAGGTCCATGTCTATACCGTGAACGAAACCGGCCCCTTTTTCGCATCGTTCCGGAAAATCAGGGCGGATGTTCAAATAGAAGGTTGGAACATCTGGATGTTTCTGTAGATTGTGATCCAGTGGCAGGATGGCCACTTGAATGATCTCATGGAATCCTGGACGGCGACCCGTTGTCTCAAAGTCAATGGCTGCTAGCAAATTGCCAACAAGATGCGGCATTCCTTCGTAGATAACGCTCATTTCTTTCCCTTGCGTTTCTTAGTGCGTTTTGCTCGTTCAGCGAGTAGTTCTCGAATAGCAGGATTACGTTGTAGGAAATCTTCTTCATCAAAACATTTGATGAAATCTTCCCAGGCTGTACCGAATCCTGTGAGATCACGTGGTGGTCGGTCGTCACCTTCTGGGTAGGCACGTACATAATGGCGCAGCATGACAAGATTGCACAGGACGTAATCGAGGTGATGTTCACCTGTTTCGGCATCGCACTCTTCGCCGAAGTACCACCATTTGAGAAGATGACGAAGTAGACAATCCATTGGGATCGACCATTTCATTCCTTTGGTCCAGTTCCACTCGGCGTATTTCAAGACACCCGCCATGAAAACACGTGCGGCTCCAGCAAAGAGATGTAGTGGTACGAGTGACAAACAGACCTTACCACGATTGGCTCTGGCTCCTGAGCCTTTGGCGGTGCTATTGACATCGCCTGCGGCGTAGTAATTCTTATCTTGCGTGCTCTTCTTTTTGGCCATTTGCCGCCTCCGAATCAAGTAGAATCATATTGTTAAGGTAGCGCGAACCTTTGTCGAGTGTTCGTTCCCATTTTAGGAATTTTGAGACTCGCGCAATCGACCAGGAAGTCCGTTCTTCTGTTGGTAGCCATTTGATGAAAGCATCGTAGAAGACAGCAAAATTGACTTGCTGCTCCTCTTCTCTTTTGCAGTGTGTGGCGACGAATTCTTCGAGGCTCGTGCGACTGAGTTCAATTGCATCGCGTTTGCTGTACGTTTCAATTACTGGGATGCAGAGTCGCCCGATGGCTGGTGGAATTGTGATATTCAGGAGTGTGTAGAGAAAATGAGGGGCCTCTTCCTGCAAGTGCTTTTTCAACACATCTTTTGGAATCTCTTGCTTAGGCATCAAGTCGGGAACTTGAATGGCAGTGATTCGTGTATCGCCGCCGAAGATTGGACAGTATTCGCGGTGATTGGCAACCTGAACCCAGTGGGTTGTGTTGGGCAGATGATAAGCGTCTTTCCGCATCTGGCGAATTAGCATGTATTCTGCCATTGTCCAGTCTTTGATTCGTGGTAAAGCAACCTTGTGGTGCGACAAGTCGATTTCTTCAATGTAACAGAGCACGGCTCCGGCTAGCTCGCCATTGAAATCGCTTGGAGTAGAGACTGCTTTGCTGGCATTGATGACACCTCTTGTCATCAGCAGTTGAATTGACTCGTAGAAGATTGACTTTCCGCAGTTTTCATTGCCATGAAGAAAGATGTATGGTGACCGGGAAAATGGCTCTCGAAACAGACATGCGATCCAAAGCAAAAGATAATGTGCGCCTGTTGTAATGCCATACTGTCGAGCCCAGCCGTGCTCTTTGAGTACCGGTGTCAGTTCAGTTCCGACGTGCTTGAGGATCATGTCCCAATGAGGATGATGCGGTTCTTCATCGTCTTGTAACTGTGCTGGAACGTACTTGAGTTGTGGTGCGCCTTGATTCCAACATCGACCGCCCGGATACTCATCTTGGAAAGGTTGGCAGATGATTTGCCACGGGTTGACGACGCATTTTCCCATAATTACTTCAGCATCAGCCTTGGTCTGTCCCTTGCTTTGCAAAGTGTACTTGATATGTCCGCCACTGGTACTCGACCAATTTCCCTGTCTTGTGAGGTACATCCATACGGCAACTTCACCAGAGGGCGACCGCATACAACGCAAGAAGCTGTCGTAATCTATTTCTCCGAGATCACTTGTATCGTCAGGTTCGAGTCGCTTGTCTAAGTCTTTGATCCAATGCCCTCGCTTGTCAATCCAACCTCTCATTTTAGCGGGCTCATCTTCCTTGTCTTTTTGCAAATAGACAGTGAGATAGCCTTTGTTGACTTTGAGTTCGATTGGACGGTTGCGCAGCGCTGGAGCTATGTCGAGTTTTTGACCTAGTGCCTCAGCCGCTTTGATAGCACTTTCGCCATCTGGAAAAGCATACTGAGGTTTACCTTCAACTCGTTGACCACCGTAGGCACGACAAGCAGTTTCAACATTTGGCAATCTGTTGAAGTAACAGGTTGTCCAACCGGCTCCATCTTGTACCCAAGTGTCGGCTTCGGTGATACCGGGAGAAAAGCGATAGACGCGCCAACCGCCCTTACTTAAAGGGAAGAGAAAACAGTT